ATGCTAAACGGCAGGTTGAAGATTCCTATACTTGGAATGCCCTGTCAGAGACACTGACTGTTAGCACCTCTGCTAACCTGTTTAACTATGTATTAACTGGTATTGGTCAGCGGTTTAAAGTCATCGATGTTATTAACTCACAGTCTGATTGGTTCTTAAACTATGAGACAACCAGGAAGATGGATGAGTTATTCTTAAACAGCGGCACAGTCTTAGTTGGTGCTCCTGACCGTTATAACTTTAACGGCGTAGACAACAACGGAGATACACAGGTAGACCTCTATCCTATCCCTGATGGTGTCTATGACATCTACTTTAACGTCATTAAGCCACAGGCAGAATTTACCGCTTCAGCAACACAGATCAAGGTTCCATCAGAGCCTGTAATCTTCCTAGCCTATGCCAAGGCCTTAAATGAGCGTGGTGAGGACAATGGGCTAAACAGTGCTGAGGCTTATGAGTTGTATCGCCAGTCTCTGTCAGACCACATTGCTGCTGAGGCTAATCGTTATCCTGAAGAACTCATCTGGGGTTCCATTTAATGAAAAGAATACAGACCGCTACTATTGCTGCTCCTGGCTTTCTAGGCCTAAACACGCAAGAAAGCAGTATTCAGTTGTCTTCAGGCTATGCTCTGAAGGCACAGAATTGTGTCATCGATAGGTATGGTCGTATTGGGGCTAGGCGTGGCTGGACACCTGTAAACACAGCAGTCAACACAGACTTAGGCTCTGGTAACGCTGTAGAGTTTATATTTGAGATGATTGATGTTGGTGGCAACCAGACCATCAGTGCCGGTAATAACAAGTTGTTTACTGGCACCACAACGATGACCACCAAGACTGTCAGGACACAGGCCAACACTGCCGATGTGTCTTACACGATAACAGGCAACAACTGGCAAGCCGCAGCTTTGCCCTATGGTGACGGTTCTGATGCTGTTTCCCATGCTTATATGGTCCAGACAGGACACCCTGTACTGGTCTTCCACAACCTACCTACTCCAGGCACTGGTGCTACCTTTTCCGTGGCTACGATTAGCGGTGGTGGCGGTACTGGTCCGATAGCGACAGTAACAGTCACTGCTGCTGGCTCTGGCTACAATGTTGGCGATGTTCTGACCATCGCTGGTGGTACCGGCAGTAATGCAAAGTTTACCGTAGCTACCTTAAGTGGTACAGGCGTAGCAACAGTGACTATAACCACTGCTGGTACTGGGTATACAGTCAGTGATGCATTGACTAGCACAGTAACCACTATTGCTGACCCACACTCCCATTCTGGTTCCTTTGGCTTTCAGCAGTTAGGCGATGTTGGTACGTTGCCTACAGGCTACTCCATAGCAGACTTTAAGCCCAACTGTGCCTTAGCTGCCTATGGTCGTATCTGGATGGCAGACCTTGTTGGTGACAGACAGACTGTGTACTTTAGCAGGCTCTTGGATGGTTCTGACTTCCAAGGCGGCGACTCAGGCTCTTTATCGATCAACTCTGTGTTCCCCAACAATGACCAGATTATCGCTCTAGCGGCCCACAACGGCTTCCTAATCATATTTGGTAGGAACAACATTGCTATCTATAGCAACCCCATAGATGTCACTTCCTTGGCCTTGGCAGACTTTATCCCCAATGTAGGCTGTATCGCTAGGGACTCTGTGCAGAACACAGGAACAGATATTGTCTTTCTGTCTGACTCTGGTGTGCGTAGCCTCCAGCGGGTCATCCAAGAGAAGTCCTTACCTATGCGGGACCTGTCTAAGAATGTCCGTGATGACCTTATTTCGGCAGTGGCTTCAGAGACAGCTAGCACCATCAAGTCTGTCTACTATGACCGGGATGCCTTTTACCTGCTTACCCTGCCAGCAACCAAGGTTACCTACTGCTTTGATATGCGGGGTGCTCTACAGGACGGTTCTGCCCGTGTCACGATATGGGATAGCCTTGATCCAAAGGCCTTATTTGTTAACCAATCTAAGCAACTGCTGTTAGGCAAGCCTGGGTATATCGCTAGATACTTTGGACACCTAGATAATGCAGCCACTTACCGGCTACAGTATTACACCAATTACTTCGACTTTGGTAGCCCAACAGCCTTAAAAGTCCTTAAAAAGATAGGATTTGTGGTCATTGGCGGCTCTGGTGACGCTGTAGCCATCAAATGGGGCTTTGATTACAAAGAAAATTACAATAGTGAAACGAAATTGCTTGACATTGGCGTAGTTTACGAGTATAATATAGGGGAATACAATATTGCTGAATTCTCCAATGGTGTCGTCCTAGACCAGTTCCAGATCAATGCAGGCGGTACTGGGGCTGTCCTACAACTAGGATTAGAAGCAGAATTAAATGGTGATCCTCTTTCTATTCAGAAAATCGATGTCTATGTCGCACAAGGAAAAACAGTATGAGCAATTACACGAAAGCAACTAACTTTGCATCTAAGGATGCTCTCAGCACTGGCAACCCAGCCAAGGTTATCAAAGGCACCGAGATTGATGCAGAATACACAGCCATTGCCTCTGCCATATCATCCAAGGCAGACAGCAACAGCCCTACCTTTACAGGTACTCCGTTAGCGCCTACAGCCTCGGCAGGAACCAATACTACACAGATTGCCTCCACAGCCTTTGTTACCACGGCGATAGCAGCAGCATTTCCTAGCGGCGGTATTATTATCTGGTCAGGCTCTTCTGCATCTATTCCTAGTGGTTGGGTACTGTGTAATGGTTCTAATTCGACACCAGACCTAAGAGACAGGTTTGTTGTTGGAGCAGGTTCTACTTACGCTGTTGGCGACACTGGCGGCTCCGCTAATGCAATTGTTGTCAGCCACACCCACACTGCTACTTCAACAGTAACAGACCCAGGCCATACGCACCTTATTCCAAATACAAGGGCCGGTAGTCCAAACGGAGGCAGTACATATATTGCTGGTGCCGCTTCAGACCCAGCTAATACAGACAACACAGGTTCTAATACAACAGGCATCACTGTTTCTACCACTAACGCATCAGCAGGTTCTTCAGGCACTAATGCTAACCTGCCCCCGTACTATGCTCTTTGCTACATTATGAAAACATGATTACACATCATTTTTCAGATAACTTATACGCTAAGGAATGCTTGTTCCCTAAGGGTTCTCAGATTGTTCAGCACAAGCATAAGCACGACCATCTGTCTATTCTTGCTAAAGGCAAGGTAAAAGTTGTAGTAGATGATGAAGTTTTTGATATTGAAGCACCACACTGTTTTAATATCAAAGCCGATAAACATCATGGTGTCTTAGCATTAGAGGACTGTGTTTGGTACTGTATTCACGCTACCAACGAAACAGACATTAACAACATTGATGAAGTTTTAATTAAGGAGTAGTATTATGCCAATGGCAATGGCGGTTATAGGAAGTTCCATCATAGGTGGGCTTTCTTCAAGATCAGCAGCTAAACAACAAGCTGCCGCAACCAGGGATGCAGCACAGGCTCAATTACAAGCTGCAAAAATAGCAGCCGAAGAAGCCCGGTTTAGGCCTGTAGGCATCTCCACTAGATTTGGACAGTCACAGTTCCAATTTGGCCCTGAAGGTCGTCTTAGTGGTGCTAGTTATACTACATCGCCAGAGATACAGGCTCTTCAAAACCGACTTTCTGCTCTATACGGAGACAGTCTAGGGCTTGCAGAACAGGCTGTAGCACCTGCTCAGACTTTGTTTGGTCTTGGTCAGCAGTATCTTGCACAGACACCAGAGCAGGCTCGTAGTAAGTATCTACAAGAACAGTATGCAATGCTTGACCCTATCCGTCAGCGTGAAGAGCAACGCTTAGGCGCTTCTGTGTTTGGTCGTGGTCGTGCAGGCCTCAACATTGGCGATGTAGGTCAGCCTGAGTTGGCTGCATTGGCTACTGCAAGGCGCACACAAGACCTGCAATTGGCTGCACAGGCAGAACAGGAAGCAAGAAACCGTATTTCTTACGGCACAGGTTTGTTTGGAGAAGCCGCTAGACTAGGTACAACAGCCTTGGCACCATTCCAGTCTCAGTTTGGTTTATCTCAGTTGCTTGAGCAGGCAGGTCAGCAGCCTCTAGATATTGGTGCTCAGTTGGGTGGCAGATCAGCCACTGCTGGAGCACAGGCTGGAGAAGCACTCCTGCGTGGTGGTATGGCAGCAGCATCAACTCAACTTGGTGGAAGACAACAGCAGATTGCCGCTAATCAGTTAGCAGGCCAAAACCTAATGAACAGCTTCTTTAACCAACTTGGTTTTGGTCAGAAACAAGCACCAGCACCTATAAGC